GATTTCCGTCAGCTGGTGTTATACAAATAGATAGTGAAACTATTAGTTATAGTGCAATTTCAGGCAATAACTTAATAGGAGCCACAAGAGGGGCAGAAAGCACCACTGCAGCTACACACAGTTCTTCAGCAGCAGTTTTATGTGCTACTTTAACAGTTACAGAGAACTCACATGGCGCAGTAGCTAATGATTTTGTAACTTTTAGTGGTGGAACATCATTAGGTGGAAATATTGTAGCTAATGTCATCAATCAAGAATATCAAATACAAACTATAGAAAGCTCAAACACTTATACAGTAAACGCAAAAAATGCTACTACAGGAGCGACTGTCTTTGCTAATTCTAGTGATTCTAGTAATGGTGGTAGTTCAATAGTGGCTGTATATCAAATAAACGTTGGCTTAGATAATTTTGTTTCAGGAACTGGTTGGGGTGTGAATGGGTGGAATACAGGCACTTGGGGTTCTACTAACTCTTTAACATCTATCAATCAATTACGTTTATGGTCACACGATAACTTTGGTGAAGATCTTATGATTAACGCCAGAGGTGGTTCTATCTACAGGTGGGTAGAGGCTAATGGTACAAATACGGCAGCAGTTCAACTATCAACTGTAGGTGGTGCTAGTAAAGTACCAACAGTAGGTTTACAAGTCATGACCTCAGAAACAGACAGACATCTTATTGTTTTAGGAGCAGATCCTATTTCAGGTGGCAACAGGACTGGGGCTGTAGATCCTATGTTGGTAGCATTCAGCGATCAAGAAAACCCTATAGAGTTTAATCCAACTACTACAAATACTGCTGGTTCTGTCAGGTTATCTTCAGGTTCACAAATTATAGGTGGGGTAAAATCTAGACAAGAAATAGTAATATTTACAGATACTTCGGTATACAGCATGCAGTTTGTAGGCCCACCTTTTACTTTTGCCATAAACTTAATAGATAACTCAACAGGTTTGATTGGTCCAAAAGCAGCGATAACAGCACCAGGTGGTGTTTATTTTATGTCTTACGACAGTTTTTATGTCTATAGTGGATCAGTTGTTAAGTTGCCTTGTTCAGTAAAAAATTATGTCTTTTCAGACTTTAACAGATCACAAGCTTTTAAAGTGTTTGGTTTTAGTAACAAAGAACATAACGAGGTAGGTTGGTTTTACTGTTCTTCTGATTCTCTCACCATAGACCGCTA